GCACATTATTGTGTGTTTACTGATACTTGGGTGTGATGTAGCTACGATTAGTCAGTACACAGGTATAATAGAGGTACGCATCACTGAGATCGTGGTCGCTTTACAAGAAGGTAGATATGGCGCTAAAGAGGCATTTTACAGATAAAGAGAAATTTGGTCTTACTCAAGATGAGATTAAGATGGCCGAAAAGTATCTTAGGAAGAATAAAACAGCCGGCGCAGTTCCTGAGGCAGAGGCTGTTAAGCTCTATGAGATGTATTTGGTTGGATGTTCTTTTCAGGAAATGTCAGTTCAGTTTCCACAATACACGGTTCCACAGATTATATTAACTTGTGCTCTCCGAGGTTGGGCGCACGATAGAGAAAAGATGAATGGAACTCTGCGTGATAGAGTTCAAGCAAAAGTAGTAAAGTCTATTATTGAACAAGTAGATTTCTTAACAACTATGCTGTCTGTAGTTAATGCAGAGCATATGGAATCCATGCGCAAATACATTGAAGATCCTAAGAACAATAAAGCTCCAAATATACGTGTTCAAAACATCAAAGACTACAAAGAAACTGTTGAGACTTTGCAAAAACTTGTCGCAGGCGCTCAGGGAACCAACAAGAAAAGTTCTCCTATGTATGAGACCCTGAGTCACACTCCTTCTAGCCAAAAGCAAATCAAAAAAGATGACGATGATGAGTTTAATCCGGCAATGTTAATTGCATCGAAGGTGGATAATGTCTAAGAAAACTACACCACCACAATTAACAATGAAGCAAAGAAAAACTTTGCTTCTAACTCCGTGCAAGACTAAGCTAGAACTTAAAAATTGGATTAAATTTCATCTTGGTCTAGATCTTCCGGATTGTACTGTGTCTAGATATGCCGATACAGATCCCCTGGATGCAATCTGGTCAATATATGATATATGTGTGAACAACAATAATCCGGACAAAATTCAAGAATTGTTGTATGTAGCTGGTCGAGGTAGTGGAAAAACACTAGCTGTTGCTGTTGCAGAGTTTATGGTTATGCTACATGATCAGCGAGATGTTGTTCATGTAGGTGCAATTCTGTCCCAGGCTAAGCGTTGCTATGAGTATATTCAAAGCTTTATGCTTAACGATAAAATCAGGGACATACTAGAAGATATGTCTGATGGATTACCCACTCTTGAAAAAGCTAACATGGGTAAGTCTATTTTTAATCTTAAAGATAGATATAGTGGCGAAATCATAAAAGCTACTATGGAAGTGTTGCCGTGCACTCTTAAATCAGTTAACGGTCCTCACGTTGCACTCGTTTCTGTGGATGAGATCGATACTGTTGCAGGCGAAGGTTTGCGAGCGTTTAAAGATATATCCGGTATGCTTGACTCAAAGCGTGGAAGACAGGCTCTTCGTGTGGGTATATCTACTAGAAAATCACGATATGGGCTGATGAATCAACAGATTGAGGAAGCAGAGCAAGCTGGTCGTACAGTTAAGCGCTGGACCACTCTAGAATTCAATCAGAGATGCCCCGACGATAGATCCGGTACTGATGTTGTTTCTGCATATGTTAATCAAGAAGCTCTTGAAGTTATTCTTCCAGAAGTTTGGGAAAAGAAAGATAAAGCTAGACAGAATGAGTATTTCCTAAACGAGTTTCCTGGCAGCGGATGCCTCAAGTGTCCTATGGCTGCACTATGTCTTGGAGATGCAAAGAAGCAAAACTCTTCTTCTAATATGTTAAAGCCGATTACAGATGCTATCAAGAAGACGCGCGAAAACGGTGCTGATTGGGCCATTTCTCAGCTCTACAATCTTAAGCCGTCTGTAGAAGGCATTATCTATAAAGAGTTTGATGAGCGTCAGCATGTTAAAAACTGGAATGAGATGTGGTTAATTCTTACTGGTAAAGAATACCCAGGAGAATGTGATCACGATACTTTTATAAAGAAATGTCACTCTATGGGGCTTACTTGTTACGCTGGCATAGACTGGGGTTGGTCTAACCCATCTACTGTGGTGTATTTCTTTGTAGATAACCGTGAGAATATCTATGTGGTTCGCTGTGAAGGGCGCACATACACAAATAACCCTAGTTGGGTGCAGATTATAAAAAGCAAGTGGCACCACATGTATCGATGCCAACTATATTTTCCTGATATGGCCAACCCTGGTGATGGCGTAACAATGCGTACAGAAGGACTCCCATGTCCTTCGGAGCAAACAAAAGATACCCCTGGTGGTATTCAGGTTGTTAAAAAATGGTTGCGCAGCATGGCATCTCCAGTACCGAAGATGTTTTTTGCTAAAGATACTTGCCAGCCGATTATTCAAGAGTTTTTCTTATATCACTTTAAGACCGATGCTGCTGGCATAATCACTGAAGATCCAGAAAAAGAGCACGATCACTGGCTCGATGCGCTCCGGTATGCCATGTATGGTTTGTTTGGTAAAAATAGAATGGTTATGGGTACATTGAGCGATAGTGTTCAAATTGATAATATTGTAGATAAGAACGGTAATTTTAAAAGACAGCCAACCGCAGAAGAGTTTGCTGCCTCTCGAGGCATAAAAATCAATACTCAGATTGATACAAGTAAGCTAGGTCAGATTGGTAAGAGATCAGACCTAGAGGATGATGTCGGTCATGTTAACGGTAGCGGTTCATTTCTATGGAGCTTTGATTAAGTATGGGTTTTTTCGATGATTTGACGAAGAGCATTAGGAATGCAATCACTAATGACATAGACGATCTGATGAAGGGTGATGCTAACGCTATTCCCGATAAGCCTCAGCAACTCCCGTCTAATGAAGGGGCAATTGGGCAAAAAGCTATCATAACTGATCCATTCTTTGATCAGGTTCATCAGCATTTTGTGTTTAGAAACAAGATGTCTCGTCTCTCAAACAAGACGTTAAAAGACGTCTCTGTTAGAGATTGGGTTATTTCTGCTGCTATTCAGGCTCGTGCAGACACAATGCTAAGATTCGCTCGTCCTCAGCGTAAAAACTTAGAAATGGGCTTTAAGATTCAGAAGAAAAACTTTCACGGCCATCTGTCAGCAGAAGAGCGTGAGGAGATTGCTAATCTTGAAGATTATATCTACCACTGTGGTCGCAAAGACAATGTTCCTCCAGGCGAAGAAATGTTGTTTGGAGAGTTTCTCAAGCTTTGTACTCGAGATGCAATGACATTTGGCCATGTTGCAGTTGAAAAGATTCTAACTAGACGAAACAGTCTACATCGATTCCGTCCATTACCATCGGAGTCTATGTATCTTATTAACCCAAAAACTAGCAAAGACATTATTAAAAAAGAGATCGAGCAGGCTAAGTTAACTTATAAACTTAAGCGAGCCAATACTTCTGCTAATAACCCAGAAGAAAATCAGCAGTTCAATGAGCCGGATATTGAATACTATAAATATGTTCAGATGTCGTATGACAACCGAGTTCTTGCTGCGTTCGGTGATGAGGACATGGTTTGGAAACTGTTTAATCCACAGAACTTTGCTGACTCCATGGGCTATTGCTATTCTCCTATTGAATTGGCAATTGTTAATATTACTAATCACCTTAATGTAGAAAACTATAATGCAAACTTTTTTACACATGGTTATGCAGCTAGAGGTATTCTTCACCTAAAGGGCACAGTAACTCCTGCAGAGCTTACTGCATTCCGTCGTCAGTTCTACAATACGATTACTGGTGCTCAGCACGCCTGGAAGACTCCAATTATTGCAGGCCTTGATGAGGTTGAGTGGGTTGGTCTTTCTGGTAATGCAAAAGAGATGGAGTATCTGAATTACAACAACCATCTTATGCGTTCTCTCTGTACATTGCTTCAAATCGACCCAGTTGAACTTGGTTTGGATTACTTGGTTAGCGGCACTGGACGCCAAACAACTCAGCAAGCTAACAATGAGTATAAGATTAACTACTCTCGCGAGCGCGGTCTGATCCCTATTTTGATGATGTTTGAGGACATGATCAATTGTAATATTTTGCCCGCAATCGATCAGGATCTTGCTGAAAAATATGAATTTAAGTTCACCGGCTACGATGAAGATAGTCCTCAGACTCAAGTTGCTCAGCTTCAAGCAGAGATGACTGTTCACTCTACTATGAATGATCTTCTTCGAGCTGCTGGTAAAGAAACAATGCGACATGTTGTTGCTGATCTACCTCTTAACCAGACATTCTGGATGCTTGTTGAAAAAAACATGACAAAGGGTGAGATTAGAGAAGCATTCTTCGGTGACAAAACCGCTGTACAAAAACGTGAACTAGCCTACTTCCCTGCAGACAGTATGTTTATGGGGTGGCAACAGCTGCTTCTTACTATGGATCGCTCTCGTCAACAAGATAAGATGCAGGCACAGCAGATGCAGGCACAAAACGAACAAGCTCAGCAGCAAGCTGATCTACAAGATAAGCAGCATTCTCGTGAGCAAGAAGCTCATGATATGGAAATGGAACAGATTAAGGCTAGACAAGCTCACTTCGCTGTATCTCATGAATCTTTAAAAGATTCTGCAAAACAGTTTGGTGCTGGAGATAAGGCTTTACCTGGCGGTGTTGCAAATCCAATTAACTCAGATACTGCAGACGAAACGTAACCAAAAAATCTTAAATTTTGTATAATGAACACACGGGTTTTGCTCGTGTGTTTTTTATTTGAGGTAAAGATGAGTTGGATAATTTTAGAAGGTCTCGATAGAGCTGGCAAATCTACAGTAGCAGAGCTTTATAAGCGTAAAGGCTATGAAGTTGTACACATGTCTGCACCAGACAAAAAATACATATCGCCGGGTTATGCTGGCCCATCATATCTTGATGACTTGCTGGAAATGATTATGGGTTATGACGGTAAAGACGTTGTGTTTGACCGTAGTTGGTATGGTGAAGCTATCTGGCCACATGTCTATAATCGTAAGGCGATGTTAGATGAAGAGGATATTGAGGTTCTTCAAGAATACGAAGCTCGAAATGCAGCCTCAAGAATATTAATGATTGATACAGATGTGCAAGCCCATTGGCAGCGATGCGTTGCTAATAAGGAGCCGCTGAATCAAGCGCAATTTAAAATTGCATCTTCTTTGTATCAGAAGCTAGCCCACAAGTACAATTTCATTCCTCAAGAATTGAAGGATTTCCCTGATGCTAAAACAGAGGCTACTAAACAAAATAGTCCCTCTATTAAACAAGAAGCAGCCACTAAAAGCGCTGGACAAAGTCAGGTTGCTGACGTACTCCCTGCTGCTAGTGAGCTTAAGCTGGTTACCAAAGACAAAGTCGAAACCGAGCTTGATAAACTCGAAAAAGCAAACGCGATCAGGGATGTCCTCTCTAAACCTCTATTTAAATCGCAAAAGACAGGAAATAAAGCGCTTGAAGCTTTAGAAAACGATGTTAAAAACTATCTAAAGACCCAATTGTCTACAATTTTGGGTACAAATACGGCAGATGAGCTCACTTCTGAAGAAGTGCAGATACTTAAACTTTACTGTAAACAACTTAAAGAAAGAGCGGTTAAAAAGTAATGACAAGAGAAAAGAACATGTCCAAAGGCGAGCGTTTCCAGGCTCTTGAGAAGCGAGTTGCAAACATTGAGATGGCTGCACGAGTAACCCAGATGCTGGTTCAGCAGATAGGCAACAACTTCTCTCCTATGGCTAAAGACGTGGGTCAGTTGGCTACTCAACAACGCGAAATGCAATATCGCCTTTTGGCAATTCAAGAATTGCTTAGCCTCAATATCGACACTATTAATGCACGGTCTGTTGAGCTTCAGGTTAAAGATTTTGAAGAAACTTCTGCAAAAGAAGACAAAGAAAAAGGCTATGATGTTGCCGATGCAGTATCCGAAGATTCCATCGTAATCTTTACATCTAAGACTCCTGCAGAGCCGAGCGATAAAGGAATTCTTCGTTCCAAGCTGTCAGTCAAAGAGATTGGTTTTCCAACTCTGAGAGCTGATCTTATCGGTAAGAAGGCTGGTGACGTCGTTAAGGCTGATATTAACGGTGTTGAGCACGAGATCACTGTCTTGGGTGTGCGAAAAGCTCCAGTAACAGAAAGTACCCAAGCAGATGGACAAGTCAACTAAATTTGATAAAAGGTGTCCACGACAGCTGTCGTGCGCACCAACATCCTACTGCCCTTTAGCGGTTCAAAGGCTGAAAGCAATACGTCATGCAGGTAGAGAGCTTTCAGAAGAAGAAGAGATGAGTCTTCAGGGTTGTAATTATGCAATTAACCATCAGTTGGCTAACTACTGCTTCTTTAAGTTTATAAGTGACTTTTCTCCTGATGAAAAACCTTTATCAGATATGGAGATAGCTCATTTCTGTAGTATATCTGTCGACTCCGTGAAGAAGATAGAGAAGAAGGCTATCTCTAAGATGCGAGAAACAAGCGACATAAAAGAGATTATTGATACAGCTAACGGTGAGCAAATCATGGACGATAAGGATTTAGAGCCTGAATGGGAGATCCCTCGTTAATGAGCATATCGACACCTGGTTATCGATATAATCGACTGGAGTTGCTAGAGATGTTAGCAGAGGCAGAGAAAGAAGCTGCTGAAATACGTCAATTAATCCATGATATGGATGTTAATACAGCTTATCACTGGATGTGGCATATCTTTGATAAACTAAATTTATTGGAATCTAAATGAAGAAAAAAGAACTACTAGCTATGATTGAGGCTCTAACTCTTAGAGTTGAAGAACTTGAAAAACAAGCTAAAAAACCTAAACAAGACACAGATATCTTTGATAGGCTTGGGATTCATCCATCTGTAGAAGATATGCTTAGGAAAGCACAAGAGGCTATAGAAAAACAAACTGAAAAAGCCAGTGATCGTCTTCGTCGCCCAAAGAAATGGGATCTCGGTCTAGACTAAGTAATAAATTAAATGTTTTAAGTAGGCTATAAAATTTTATAG